TCAATATCTAAGTAACAATGGCACTCATACAAAATAACTTCTTCACTAGTACCCGAACGTTCTAGCCCAGAAAGCTCCTCTTTTGTATCCCGTAACTCATTACTTTCATCATCTCCTGGACTTATCTCTAAATCACGGTAAAAACCATTCACCTGTAACTTGCGTAATTCATTTTCGGACATACGAATGATGTGTGTAACACGTTCACATGAGGCTAAATCAGTAGCATTGTATGGAACTAGCAAATCTTCCGCTTGTACAAACTTACTTACCTGTCTACCAAGCTGCGGATCAGGGTAAACCTTCTTAAATGCACTACCACATAGCCCTAAATAGTATAACATCTGGTCAAATTCAGAATCATACTCTTCCATAACATGCAAAAGCTGATAATTCATCTCAGTTTTTATACGTTCTGCCTGTTTTTCTAATTCTGGTGATGTATCACCCAAGACTTGTGTACGGACAGGACCACTCGGGGGTAATAATTCTTTATAGGCTTGGCTTTGGAATTGGCTAACTGCTTCATTTAGCATTGGGTGTATTACACCAGTAGCTCCTTGGAATGGTTCTGTACGGTTCTCATACTTAACACCAAGTAAATCTAAACCTTTTGTATAAACATTTAACCATTCACTGCGGGAACTTTTATCTTCATCTACTTTTTCAAGTATCATACTAGATATACCTGTAAGTTCATCCTCATCGATAAACTCAGCAAGGTTATCCATAAAAGCAGCTTCACCCTTATCTTCCGAATCAGGCTCGGCAAACTCTACTGAACCATCTTCCATTGTTGACATTTCCATACCATCAAAAGAAGGTTCAGGGGCAGTTGTCGGTAATTCTATTTCTAATGGGTCTGACTCTAATTGCTGACCAACCAATGTAAATTCACGCTCAACATTATTATAAGGGCTAGGTTGTTTTGCCATCAGTTTTACCTCCCTGTATAACTCGGAGCATTGGGGCTGGTTTATCTTCTAAACTATTTAAAACAATCTCAAGGAGTTTTTTCAACTCTTCAATTCTATCCGTAGTAGGAGTTCGTTCTTGGCGGTACATCGACATGGTCGTTATAATCCTCTGGGTGCTGTATAAACCCACCTTCGCGGAAACGTCGGAGAGCCTGTGTTACTGTATCAACAAAATCATCATTTTCACCAACCGGAAATGAAGCACACTCCTCTATCACTTCCTCTGCCCATCTAGTATCTGGAGCCCATACTAACCCACTTTCTAGGATTGGCGCAATGGAGTTCACTCGAGTATATTTATCATTACCTCTACTCGGGGAGTAATTTTGCACAGGAATACCCATACTACGCAATTCTTGCGTCAGCGGCATACCAGTCGCTTTTGCCTCAATAATCACACATTCTGGTTCCCAATAATCATATTCTTCTTTTGCAATACGCTTTAAATCAGGAAAATCCCATCTACCTCTCCGCGCATCTACTAGAATAATGTTGGGTGGTTCTCCCTCTACTGGATAAAATACACCCCATGTAGTTATCGCACTATAATCAGCATTCTCTTTTCTACTAAAAGCTGTATCATAACTCTGCATAACATAACTTAATTTAGGGATATCTTCTTTTTCCCACTGTTTCCACCACTCACGTTTTAAAATAGCAGTCGTCTCACTTGTGGGATTCTGCTGCCATTGGGCTTCCCATTTACCTACCGATAATGAAGCCTTCACCTTTAATAATTCTTCTTTTTTCCAAAACTCAGGCCATAATACCTTATGACCATCTTCCGCATCTTTATCTTCTAATAATGCCGGAAACTCTACTACTTCCCATTGGTCAGCCAGTACATCTCGCGCCTGTTGTTTTAATAATTTGCCAGTCAAATCAATCTCTGACCAACGCGTCATCACAATTACAATCGCTCCTCCAGGCTGCAATCTCTGCCGTGGACCAGATGTATACCACTCATAGGCATTCTCTAATGCGGCTGGTGACATTGCATCTTGTTCAGAGTGGGGGTCATCAATAATCATTAAATCCGCACCACGGCCTGTAATCGCTCCACCTACACCAGCCGCAAAATATTCACCGCCAGCATGGGTCTCCCATCTACCCGCCGCACTACTATCCTGCCGTAATTTTACATCTGGAAAGACTAGAGAGTAATCGGTACTATTCATAAGGTTACGCACCTTTCGGCCAAACCTCACCGCTAACTCACCTGTATGCGTTGCTTGAATTATCTTTAACTTTGGATTCAACCCCATTAAATAACTCGGCAATAAATAACTGGCATACTCTGACTTTGTATGTCTAGGCGGCATATTCACAATTAACCGCTTAATACTACCATCAGCTAAACCATTAAACTTCTTTGCCATTATCTTATGGTGCTTCCCCTCAATAAACTCAGGCCATACTGTTTTACAATAGGCCATAAAATCCTTCTTCGCGTGATCACTCGAGATGTGCTGTTTCTGCTTCTCAAGCAACCGCGCATACTGCTTCAATACTTCTTCAGGGATAGTCATTGGGGCATTTGTCATAATTATTTAATAATATAAAAATTTTCTTGGCGCAAGACTCTCCGATCATTGTTTCAAAAAGGGGGGTGGGGGTACGCTGTATAATTTTCAGAGTGGTAACGATTTGGACAGAACCGTGTACTGCGCTGCGCTGGTACAGGTTCATCGCTCTCTAGGGGGGTTGCCCTGTTGCAGAAATACCACACATGTGGCAAATGTGCGGTGGGGTACCTTTTGGCACCCCACCGCTGGGGTTTAGCTTGCCAGCACTAGCTTGCCAAACGCTGTGCCGTATGTGGCAACTGTTTGGCTGCTTAAAGCAAACGCACCGTTTAGTATTGCGGCAACCGCGTTTTGGTTAGTGTGTGCGCTGTTAGCGTTACACAGTACACCGCTACCGCCTTTAAGCACACCGTTAGCATGTGTGCCAGCAATGTGCATTGCTGCATGGCACTGTACTAATGGGGTGGCTGTTAGCTTGCTAGGCACTTTTGTATTAATGCCAGCAACATTAAAGCATTTAACGCCCTTAACAGTATGCTGTGGCACACCATTTACACACGCCCATAACATTAAGCCGCGTGCGCTAATAACGCCCTGCTTGTTTGGCTGCATAACCGCCCATAGCTTGCCGCCACCAAACAGTACACCGTTTGCCAATGCATTAGGCGTAAACTGTAAAGCTACATTGCCCATGCCATTAGCGTTAATAAAGGCGTGCATAGCTGCAACATTAATATTGCCAGCCACACCATTTGCACCGTTAAAAGCCTGTGCCGCTTGTGTTGTTGTGTTAACCATTGTTAACCCCTTTTTAGTTAACGCCGCCGCCCTATGCGGTGGCTATACATATTTTATGCCACAGGTGGGATATGGGTGTAAACCCCTAAAAGCACATTAATGTAAAAATAATTGCAATAACCCCAATTAACGCCATTAGCATTTGTGCCGCCATGCGCTGACATAACCAAAACCAGCAAGTACCAAACCCATTAACCCCATAAACCCATTTATATAATGGTGGTCAAAAATTGGTGGCAATACAAAACCGCCGCTTGCGGCAAACATTAAAGTGACACCCGCCACCATGCATAACGTGCAGAAAAACATATAAACATAGACCATTGATTTAACCCTTTGTTGGTTGCGTTATGTAAATACTTAAATGCACACGCGCTATCTTGCCAGCACAAAATTGTCACAGCGACCAGGATTGACTTCTGGAGAAGTCTAGCGAAATTTAATGATGTAGTGTGAGTATATATGACGGTGCATATATAATGAGATCTTTTTCTATCTCCATCCATCCATCCATCCATCCAAAAAAGAAGGGCGACCATCGGCCGCCCATCCTAGGATAATTAAGCTGGGATAACGAACAGCTCAACAAAGTTCTTGCCCCATGTAGCCTTGGCTGATGGTGACTGTCCACCATTAAGCGCGTCCAACAAGGCATGGAACTTTCTTGCCTTGATTGACTTGTGGGCTAGGTCTACATCTGTAAGGGTGACAACCTCACCACCATGGCTGTCGGAGTTGATTAACTGCCATACTACCTTACCACGAAGGGCGAGGTTCGGATTGCCTACCTCGTCAAATAATGTTTTTGCCTTTTCAAAAGGGAAAGGATTAGGCGTACCAACTACATCAACAGTAGGCCGGACACCGACATTATTTGGATTGCCGCCAGCTTGCTCTTGGACAAACTTAAAAATGTCCTGAGCGGTGACGCCCATATTACGCTGGTCCTCGGGGAGGGAATTAATGCCCTGAAAAGTGATTTCCTGAGCTACGACTTTTTTAGCTGATTTAGCCATGATAAGTTCCTTTCTACGAACTTGAGTTAGTAGCAACCCTGCTACACATATAGAGTAGCAAATAGACCTTCTGCTGTAAACCCCTAAATTATCATAATGAGTAAAAAAGATACGAGCAGCTCGACACCTGATGTCATGTGAATTCTACCGATATCACC